CTGCAAAGTAGTGCAACGGATTTCCTCCCCTTCTACTTTACAGAATAGTACATCTTACTGACATGCATCCTGAAGCTATGGCACACATTAAACATCTCCCGACCGAAGTCAAGAGTAAATATATGTGTACCAAATATTAGCTCAGGGCTACGGTCACCGACTCGCATTTAACCGTGCGAACCGTCCATGGGGCCATTCCATGAGAATTGTCGGGTGATTTGTTCTTTACTGCTAGTACAAATCTAAACTACTTTTAGTACATTAGGAGTGTCAGTCTCCAAAGATTAATTAACTCAATCAAATTGTTTTACGGTACCGGGATGTTGTAAAAAATCGGTGGTCCCAAATACCAAAAACAAGTAAAATCCTCTGCTGCAGCAGCATAAGACTCTACGTAACCAGCACCAGAACTGGCTGTGACAGTGATAGAATGTGTGTCCTGAAAACGATCTGTGTTTGCAGTTGTGACATCCCTAGCTTTAGCTGGTTTAAAGCGAAACAATGAAAAATATGGTATTTCAATCGTAATCATTGGATTCACTAAACTAGTCATTACAGCCATAGCATTGAAACCACTTGTCCTCTTGTACCACGATGTTGGTGCACCAACTGTAGGTGCTGAAACAGTAAGTACATTGGGTGTTTGCCAACTCCTGTTTCTTTCAGCTTGCAAAGAAACAGGTGTGTCAAGCCGAACTAAAGGTGTGGTGTCATACAAGTACCTTACACCACCACGTTTAGCTGCAAATGCACAAGAAACATATGCAATTGGTGTCATAAACACAGCATTATAAATCCCGCCAGTAACAGATACGTTAGGCAAACTATTTGAAGTTGGTGTTGTCGAAAATCCTCTTTGCATAGGATACAAAGGACGAATAAATTCATATGTTCGTGTGCTATTAGTTAGAGGAAAAAACAGAGCTTCATAACGTGTATAACGTTTCAAAACTTGTCTAAAAGATCCCACCGATTCTCCAAAATGAAACATAGGAGAAGGATCAGACAAAGAAGACAACTCAGCATTTGTATTTAAATGAGTTGGTCCTGTTTCCTCCATAGCTTGAGGCTCAACCTCTTCAATTGGTGGTGCTTCAACAATGCTCTCTGCTTCTGGCAAAGGCGGATAAATACTTAAAATGTTCATATATTCATCCGTAGGGACACTTACTTCAAAATCAGGTCCCGCCTTCACAAAAACGTTGAATTCAATGTCATTGTTGATTGTGGAATTTGGCACTGTCAATTCATTAACAACATACACCGAAATAGTACCGTTACTTGGTGTTGCACTCACGGAAGAATACGCTATGTATCCATTAGCATATCCTCCATAATTTTCTTGTGATGGCAAATGTTGTCTCCATGTCGTAGGTTGCCCCCATCCTACATCGACACAAAAATCTTTTTCTTGACTAATGTCGATGATAGTTGTGTAAGCAGTGTTATATTCCGCAGTCTGGGTACCAATCCCATACGGATCATACACTACTTTTAATCGTCCTTTATGATAACTAGAAGCAACAATTTGAAAACGAAAACACAAAGAACCTCGCCAATACTTAAAAGGTGTAGCAGCAAAACAAACTGCTGGCATATGAATTTCACCGTTTGTAGTATTGCGAAGACAGGGATCTACTTGTGCCTGCCACAACAGGGTTTCAGTCGGTCTTCCTACTGTCCAAGGAACCGACGTTAAATATGATTCTCGGCTAGCAATGTTAGAAATTGTAAGTTCATCTTCTGAACCTAACCCAACTGTCCTGGGGTCAATAGACAATTCTTGCTTTACATCTAATGTAAGCTTGTTAGCGTCACTCATCATATTTGTATTGGCCAATGAATCCTTTGACCGTGGAACGTATACATCATATTCAATGTTTACAGGTGAACTATAACCAAAAAGTGTGGCCATGGCACCTATTGCAGTGGCACCTATTTCTGTTGCCCTTGCATACATTCCAATCACAGGTACATCAGTAAGTTTGCCCATAAGGCGAGCTACTGAACCTGCTACACGTGAAACTGGTTTCGACTCATACTCATCAGCTTGCGGAATAATTTCCATAGCTTGTGGAGAAATCGAAAAAGGCTCTCCCTGAGTGGGAATTGAATATTTCACGTTTTCTGCCCAGGCAAACACACTCACTGTCACCTGGTCTGAAGCACCATTCGCATGCTTCAAATTTTGGAGAGAATGGGAACGCAACTCCCCAAGCTCGCTCCATTCTCCAGCAACGATATCTGCTAAGTTTTTATAATAAAAGAAAGGTAATTTCATTTCACCTCCCTCAGACCACGTTGGATTTAACCAAATGTGTGGTCTTTGACTAGCAGCTACAACATCAGCATCAATAAACAATCTATCTACTGTCATGTTGTCCTCGTTGACCAGGGGATTGTACGAAACAATCGCCCTACCATAATGAAACTGATTTCCGTTCAACAAAATCTTAATGTGAAGATCAGCTCTCATTAACTTGTAATTCGCAATCCTATTAATAACTCGAGGATTGTTGAAATAAAGTGACCATGGATTTATGGCAAAACCCAGTGTGCCTCCCACAGCCCACTGTTGTTGATGAATCTTTAAAGGTCGGGAAAAGAATGTATCAAGTGGTGTATCATCATTCAAAGGTGAAAGTCGCAGTGGGTCATCTCCAAAACTGTAATCTTCCATCTGTCCCGCACTAGAATCATTAAACTGTACGTTTTGTTCCTCAGTTGAATCCAATTCAGCTGAGTGAGGGTCAACCGATTGAGCATCTGTTTCAATTTTTGGATATAAATAGTCATCTAATAAAGCATATATACAATAAGATACAACTGACATAAAAATTCCTTGAAACGAAATTCTCTTTCGGTTCGCGCTTTCCTGCGCTTGTGGCACTATCCCTGCCACCATTTGGGCCCAGACACTCTCTGGGTGAGCCTGCTTTGAGTTCAGGTTCTCTTTATCAATAATAAACAAAGGAAAATATAACTAATATGCAAATGTACAATATGCAAGCGTGCTAACGCAAAAAATAAAAATATATAAATATAAAGCCGTTAATGTACAATCTATGGTATCCAATATATTTACAAATACTTTTCCTTCCACATTTCAACCCGTTCGTCAAAAGTGAAGGCAACTGCAGGTGGGACAAAGTCCAACACCCGTACACACAGCTCTTTCATTTTGGGCTGATCCTGTTCATACTCCTGTCGCCCATGGGCAAACAACTCATGCATGTATGTTTCAACACACGAAATTGCTACCGTTTCAGGAGTCTCTGTTTTCGACTTAAGGTTTGCAAGCAAGGGCTTGTACATGGAACTCTTAGAAAGTTTTCCAATGCGATAACCAATTTCGGGGATGAAATTTGAATGCCTTTTTAAAAAATCGGCATCATCAACGTCCATATCATCCTCGACTAAGTCTGTCTTGTTCGGGTCCGTAATCTTCATCCCGTGCTCAGCTAAAAAGCCCTTAAAAACACGGAAATTAAATTTCTCCCGATATTCCTCGGCGACACTTCCCTTGAAGTCATCGCCATATGTCATTGCTGCCACAGCTTCCCGGAAATTTAAAACCTCGGGACAAGCGTGGAAAAAGCCCATGCGCACATAAAGGGAATTTGCAACACTGTTAATGTTTACAGTGATGTTGTTCCCTGATGTGTTCATGTTGTAAGCCATGATCATAGTTCCATTGTAATCAATCAATGGATGAATAATGTCCGCAATCATCGCATTCATCATCTTCAAATCATACTTACTGTAATTGCAAACCTCTGCAATATCAATAAACGATTGTAATACAGCATAAGTCATTTGGGAATTCATTCGCACATCATACTTCGAATAATCCCATGCAACAACTCTTCCATCCTGAGCAAAC